TATACATAGCTCTTTTACTTCTTCCTTTTATTTCTTTTCCTGGCATTATTTTTTTCCTCCTTTAAATATTTGTGTTCCCTTTATACCATAAATGCTCGCCACGACAAGGATCCATAAATTTGTGAACCATTTCGGAAGCTCTTGAAATTGGTCAAAGAATTCTTTTATTTTGGCAGATGCAGCCGGATCGTCCGAGAAGACCCCCCATCCAATTATTAAAATTGGCAGCGTTAGCACGACCAATACGAACTCGTCTTTCCAGTCCGATTGTCTTGCTTCTAAAAGTTTGCCCGAGTATTCAATTTCTCCGGCAGCCATCTTTTGCGCATGGGTAGCCTGTGCATTGGCCATCATCATTTGAGTTTCTTTTTTCTTTTTATAAATGTGCGAACCAGCGTTCATTGCAAGTTTAAGTGCACCTAATATTGGAAATGCCATAATTAATTACCTCTTGGTTTCATCATAGCTAATCTTTCTCTTGCTTCATTAGCTATATCTTGTTTTTCAATAGAAGTATCAGCCCTAAGTTCTGCTAATTCTTCTGCTTGATCTAACTTTTCAGATTGTAAGCTTTGATTCATCATAGCTTTCATTTTATCTAAGTTTAATCTCTCTTCTGACTCTTTTCTCTTCTGTTCGTTGTCTTGTGCTCTAATATCTAACTCTCTTGCTCTTAATTTAGCAATTGGGTCGTTATCAAATTGTGAAGTAATAGATTTTTCCTCTTTCATGTAGTCTTCTGTCATATCAGCTATTAAAATAGCTTTTCTTGCTTCAATTTTTTGTTGTAATGGCATCATTTGTTGTTGAATCTGTGGATTTTGTTGTGCCATTTGTTGCATTTTTGCTAATTCTTGTAATTCTTCTCTAAATTCTAACTCAATTTGTTCTTGACCCATTAAACTTATATGTTCCATACAGTTTTTTTGTACTGCAGCCGCAACCATTGGTGCATTTCTAGCTAAATTAGTTGCAAGAAAGTTTAAATGAGCTGTCATGTGTGCTCTGTGATCTTGACCAGGAAAAGCTTGAAACGGTTTTGAACCCATTGCTGCAATATGTTCTAATGCAGGATCTAGTGGTGCTGGTTGTTGTGGTTTTTTTAAAATTAAATCAATATCTTTTACACCTAACGCTTCATACATGTTTCTGTAAACTTCATATTGATTATGAATTTGTGGATTAGATGCTGCTAACTGCATTTCAGTTTGTGCAAGTGATATTCTTTGTGTTTGAGAAAATATATTAGGGTCTGCTACAGGTAAAATATCTACTTTGTCATCAAAGTCCATTTGTTTAATTTGATTTTGTCCACCAACAACATCATAAGGATATACTGGTGGTAGATATGTTTTTAAAATTCTAGAAAGAATTGTAAATTCTTTTTTCATAGCAGCATACATTCTTTTGTGTATTGCTGACATGACTCTAGATCCTCTTTCCAACATAGCTACTGTCGTGCCCACTGCTGCTTGTTGATTCCCGTCTCCTACTTGCAGGTCGGCAATCGAAGCAAATCGTTGCCCTGCAGATACCACGACACCCATAAGTGATAATAAAGTCTGTGAAGGTTCTTTAAATGGTAAAGTCATAAATGCATCTTTTAAGTTTCCTCCAGGTGCATCTACATCTCTAAATTCTCCGGGTTGGATCGACTGCGCTTCATCTCTCATTTTAATTCCACGCATTTTAAATCCTGCTGGTAAGTTGGATAACGTTCCCGCATCTAACAATTGTCTTAGTGCAGCTGTTGCTGTTCTTGATAATCCACCGATCATGTGAGTTAAACCAAAACCATAAAATCCTAATCCTGGTAAAAATTTAAAATGAACGAAGTAATTAATTTTATTTTTTAATCCATCTTGTTGTTCGTAGTTTCTTCTAATAGATAAAACTTTTCTTGTGCCTTCTTCTACAGTTACAATGTATGGTAATTTAATTCCTGTTGGAGTTTCGTCTTCTCCTAGATCTTCAAACCCTTCTAGGTCTAAACTAACGTGACATTCAAGAAGTGTGTACATTCTTTCATCTCTGCCTTTAGATGTTCCTTCTAATTCTCTTTCTGCTTTTTCAGAAGATGTTTCATCCATGTAAGCAGGATTAATTTCCAAGTCTCTATAAAATCCACCTACTTGTTGTTTTCGTAATTCGTTTTCTGTCATACGAACTTTGTGTATTACAGATTCGCAATCATCTAATGATGTTGCAGTATAAGGTACAACAATATCATCTGCAGGTACAAATTTTGAAACTGCTCTTTGCATAATTTCATCGTAATAAACTTTTTTAAATGATGATCCTGCAAGTGGTAGATAAAATAACATTTGATCAAAATCTGCTTCGTACTCTGGCATTGCTGACATAATTTGATAATTCATAAATTCTTTTACTCTCATAGACTGAGCTTCTTTATCAGGTGTAGGCATTCCAATTATCTGTGTTCTAACAGGGCCAGATGCGGGTAATAGTTCTTTGTATGCTAGTGCTTGAAATTGTGTAACAGCTTCTGCAAGTACAGGGTGCGTTGCACCACTTGCACCTTTAAAAGGTTCTGTTCTATCATCATAATTAAAACCTAATAGTTCTAATCCTTGTGTGTAAGTTCTTTCCCAATCTTTTCTTGATGCTTTGTAATCTGCATAATTTTCAAACATCTTACTACCTAATGGATCTAATACATCGTCAGGTAAGTATTCAGCTAAATTTGCAAAATGGTTTTCGCCACCATCTACATTTACTTTTGATGGATCAAAATTTATGTCAACACTGCCGTCTTCGTTTTCTTGAACTTCAACAGGGCCTTTTGTTTCTGTTCCTGTTTCCTGTTCAAACTCTACTTGTAACTCTTCCTCGCTAGGAATGTTAATTTCTTTTCTTACCTCGTTGGGTAATGCTTTGTCTGTTGCCATTTATTTTCTCCAATTTCACTGTCTTAACAGTATTATTCTTAATATTCAAGCCTTGTGGGTTAGGTCCTCTTTTTGGTGGGGGTCCTGATTTTTTTCCTAGTGACATTAGTAGTAAGTCCTTTTTGTTTTGATGATCTGATCATCTCTATAGTCTTCTGGATGAGGGATTAGTCCACCCTGTCTAAATCGCATAATAGCTTGTGTGGTACTATCCACTAAGTCATCATGATCACCATAGGGGAACGCTGCACATTCCTCAATGACCTCCTCTGCAAACTTTTGTTCAGGAGCCCATATCATACCACTTTCAAACAAAGGTGCAACAGAATTAACACGAGTGTGTTTGTCGTTACCTTTCGATGGCGTGAAGTTTACAACAGGTATACCCATAGCTCTAAGTTCATAAGTCAAAGGTAAACCCGATGCCTTAGCCTCAACTAATACTGTCTCTGGATTCCAATAGTCATATTGTTCTTTTGCAACACGACGCAGCTCTGGAAACTCGTAACGTCCTTTTAAAGAATCTAGTAATATTAAATTAGACGGACTATCTTCTGATTCTCTAAAAACACCCCACGTAGTAATTGCACTATAGTCGGCTGTCTCTTTTTTCATAAACGCTGTATCGTAAGATTGTATAACGTGTTCTAGTTGTGGCATCTCATCTTTTTCCCAAACTTTCCACCATTCACGTTTTATAATTGCACCCTCTTCACTAGTTGGGTTTTGCATCCACTGTGCGTTCCACTTACCAATAGACAGCGATGCCTTAACAGTCTCAAGTTCTCCTAGTTTCCAATATTCAGGCCATACAGGTTTATTACTTGGAAGTATTGCTGGAAACTCAATTAACTCCCATTGATCAGACTTTGCTTCTTTTTGATGTTTTAATAATTGACCTGTTAGGTCTTTAACATTCCACCGTGTCATTACACAAACGATAGCACCACCTGGCTGCAACCTTTGACGTGGACCTGATGTATACCATTCGTAAGCTCTCTCTAAAGCTGTTAGGTTCATTGCGTCTTGCTCCGAATGTGGGTCATCAATTATAAGCAAGTCCGCACCACGACCTGTAATTGCTCCACCAACACCAGATGCAAAATACTCGCCACCTTGTGCTGTCTCCCAACGTCCCGCAGCTTGCGAGTCTTCCCTTAATCTTGTCTCGAATACTTGTTTGTATTCCTCACTGTCCATTAACGTCTTTGCTTTACGACCGAATCTAAT